ATATATAGGTACGGAAAATAATTAAAATAATTATAACATAATTATTTTAACTAAACAATGAATTTGTTAATATCTAATTTTAATAAAACATCTGTTTTTTTGGGTGTTGCAGGTTTGCGACGCGTGATCTTATCAGGAAGATTATTGATCATCAAGCTGATGTTCTCTTTGATTTTGTTATTCTCTGGAACAGGATAGGATATTTCATCTGACTCTTCTGATGACTCTTCCACCGGCAAATCTTTGATCTTTGACATCCCATGATGCAAATTATTACACATCTCATTAATCAGATCTAATTTCGACTTGTACACTTCTGGAGACTCATTTTGATGCGAAATTGTCCAGATCATCGTATCATTGATGAGTTGAGTCAATTTGTCTGTATTCGATGAACCCAATGAAAAATAATTGTTTCTGATAGACATATTCAACGTTAAACATGTTAGTTGTAGTTCATCCCTAACAGTGAAATTCTCATTTTTCTCAAACATATCTTGAGATGACTCATACTTGGCCATCATCTCTTCGGTTGTTTTATTTATCTCATTAATCTTGGCTACAAATTCGATACTCGTCTGTGCACTTGTTGTATACAGCCAAATATTAACTGAACTGATATAATCCGACATCATCACAATGTCCTCCTCTCTAAATTTGCTCACAGGATTGTTTATGACGCTTACGATATTTTTTCCCAAATCAAAAATCGTTTTCTTGAGAGCTTTGATTTCTTCTTTGTCAAATTGTGATGGATCGTCAGGTATCGTAATTTTTTCATATTGTTGCAATCCTTCATTATCATCATCATCCCCATGAATTTCCGCAACGTTAGATTCAATGTTTTTTTCAGTGAATTGGTCCTTATTCTTATCTGAATGGGCCATCAATGGAGAGTACAAATTCTTCAACCGCGACAATCTTTTTTCTAATTCATCAATTAATAAGTCTTCAAATTTCGTTTCTGCTAACCATTTAAGATGATTTGATGTGTCCATCTTTATCTTTTTCTTGTCCGTACGTGTGAGATTAAAACTGACATCTGCAACATTGCAAGCTACACTGTTACATAAACTTTGTATTTCATCAATCAAGCCTATTTTTGTAGAATACATCATATCGATCTGTTCATTCTTTTCCGCATCTTCGATTAAATTTTCAATATCGTTCTTCGATAATCTGCCCTTCGCTCCCCATGTCGAGGTAATTTGGATAGAATTTTGCACACCAGATTTCTTTTCATTAGCAGTCACATGCAATATGCCATTGATATCCACTTGAAACGTTATTTTGATGACAGGATGTCCTCGCGGTGCTTTCTTGAATCCACAAAGATCAAATGTACCAACATGAAAATTATTCTTCGTCAGCCTTCTTTCTCCCTCAAAAATCTTAATAGTTACTTCATCTTGATCATCTTCATCAGTTGAAAATGTTTTTATTTTTTTAGTTGGGATAACAGTGTTTCTGGGAATAATTACCGTCATTCTTTTTTTAAGAGTTTCAACGCCAAGTGATAGTGGGATGATATCCAGAAGTACCAAATTTTCTGAAAAAGGATCCTCTTGGTGTGTCATGATATAACCATATATACTAGCGCCAGCAGATACAACTTCATCTGGATTCATTGAAGTAGTAACACTAGTAATACTCGTGCCACTAAAAAAATTTAAAATGAGACTTTGAATTTTAGGAATACGAGTAGAACCACCAACCATGACGATATCATCAATATCATTTTTTGTCAATTCAGCACTTTTCAACACATCATCGAGAGGTTTCATACACATAATAAATAAGTCATTACAAACTGTTTCTAGTGTATTCCTGGTTAATATATGATACAATTTGTGTCCATTATAGAAATCATCGATACAAATAACTGTCTTGTCAGTAGAAGACAATATTTTTTTCCCGTTTTCGACAGCATTTTTAAGTTTGATTTGTGACAATTTGCTAATTCTAAGTTCTCTGATTTTGTGCTGCTTCTTGAACTCGAACATCAAATGATTCATAACCACGTAATCGATGTCCTCTCCGCCTAAATGAGTATTACCGCCGACAGCTAGCGTTCTGAAGACACCATTTTTAACATTTATCAACGACACGTCAAGAGTTCCTGCGCCAAAATCATACATAATTATGTTACCTCCATTCGCATTATTTTTCCAGGTTCTATTTCCCAATCCATATGCTAACGCCGCAGCAGTTGGTTCGTTTATTACCTTAATGATCTCCAAGCCTGCAATTTTAGCAGCATCGAGAGTTGCTTGACGTTGGGAATCATTGAAGTATGCGGGGACAGTGATGACTGCTTTGAGATTATTTTTAGTTTTAGCATCCAATTTTAAATAATCTGCCGCGGTATTTTTAATGAAGGTCAATATGTAGGAGCAAATTTCTTCTGGTCGGTAGATCATTTTTTGAGATAGTGTGATATCAGATTTGTCGAGTTGTACTTGCACGTTATGATGACTTGATTGATCATCTATGATTTCGTAAGAGACTAGCGATTGGGTTTGTTCGATAACTGGATCAGTAAAACGTCTACCAATGATTCGTTTGACGTCGTAGATCGTGTTAGCCGGGCTAACTTCTTTGAGTGACAGCGCATTATGACCGACCAATTTGGCAGATCGGTAGAAGGAAACTACGCTTGGGATAGTGCGGTTTCCAAAATTGTCGGTGATAATTTCGAATTTTTTGTTTCTCCAAACACTGATGCATGAAAATCTGGTTCCTAAATCTATGCCTAAAACGGGAATATCAATTTTGTCTTCGGATGGATCACAATCGAACATTTTTTGAATTATATCATATCTATATATATTATAATCGCTTTTCGAACGTGCATGTATCTATCTAATAAATTTGGTATTAAAAAATAAAAAATAAAATAACAAGAGTTTGCCGGTTTCTTCGGTTATTAGGCGTGCAAGTCAGCTGCTGTGATAATTAGGACGATAATAATGGAAACAAAATGTTGCGACATGATTAGGGATATATTTTTGAATATACACGCCTTATTTGGCTTTATCTTTGCGTTATATGGATTCCTGAAAACGAAAACAAATGGATTTAATTGTGAATTGTCTTAACGTTGAATAAATATTTATTCATTCAATGTTTCTAGCAAAAAAATTGCATCGCCTGGAGATTTAATCATTCAATGTTATTTGCAAGAAATTGCGTCGCCTGGAGATTTGAATGTGCAAATATTTATTCATTCAATGTTGCTGGCAAGAAATTGCATTGCCTGGAGATTTGAATGTGTAAATATTGGTTCGTTCAATGTTACTGGCAAGAGATTACGTTTGCCTGGAGATTTAATCATTCAATGTTATTTGCAAGAAATTGCATCGCCAGGAGATTTGAATGTGTAAATATTGGTTCGTTCAATGTTACTGGCAAGAAATTGCGTTGCCTGGAGATTTAATCATTCAATGTTATTTGCAAGAAATTGCATCGCCAGGAGATTTGAATGTGTAAATATTGGTTCGTTCAATGTTACTGGCAAGAGATTGCGTTGCCTGGAGATTTGAATGTGCAAATATTGGTTCGTTCAATGTTACTGGTAAGATATTGCATCGCCTGGAGGTTTGAATGTGCAAATATTTATTTATTCAATGTTACTGGCAAGAAATTTGCATTGCCAGGAGATTTGAATGTGTAATATTGAATCATTCAATGTTACCGGCAAGAATTTGCATTGCCAAGAGCTTTGAATGTACAAATATTTGTCTATTCAATGTTACTGGCAAGAGATTTGCGTTGCCAGAGTTTTGAATGTGCAAATATTGGATCATTCAATATTATCGGCAAGAATTTGCATCGCCTGGAGCTTTGAACGTGCAAATATTGGATCATTCAATGTTACCGGCAAGAATTTGCATTGCCTGGAGCTTTGAATGTACAAATATTTGTCTATTCAATGTTACTGGCAAGAGATTTGCATTGCCAGAGCTTTGAATGTACAAATATTGGATCATTCAATGTTACTGGCAAGAAATTTGCATCGCCGGGAGCTTTGAATGTACAAATATTTGTCTATTCAACGTTACTGGCAAGAGAAATGCGTTGTCTGGAGTTTTGAATATGCAAATATTTGTCTATTCAACGTTACTGGCAAGAGAATTGCATTGTCTTGAGTTTTGAATATGCAAATATTTGTCTATTCAATGTTACTGGCAAGAGAATTGCGTTGTCTGGAGATTTGAATGTACAAATATTCGTACATAAAGTTACTGGCAAGAGAATTCCCTTGAGTTTTGAACGTGCAAATATTTATCCAATGTCGCTGATGAGAGTTGCCTGGAGATTCGAATGTTCAATGTTGGTGACGAGAGAAATTACCCTGAGATTCGGACGTGCAATATCGCTGATAAGAATTGCCTGGAGATTTGAATGCGCAAATATTTATTCGTTCAATGTTACCGACGAGAGAGTTACTTAGAGATCTGACACTGCAACGTTGCTGATAAGAATTGCCAGAAGATTTGAATGTGCAAATATTTATCCATTCAACGTTGCTGGTGAAAGAATAGTCTGAAGACTCAATGTGGAAATATTTATCTATTCAACGTTACTGGCGAAAGAATTGCCGTGAGATTTGGTGCGCAAATATTTGTCTATTTAATATTGCTGGCCAGAGAGTTACTTGGAGTTTCGACGTGACGTTATTGATAAGAATTGCCTGGAGATTTGAACGCGCGCGAATATTCGTTCAACGTTGCTGGCAAAAGAGTTACTCGGAGTTTCGACAGTGCAAAGTTGCTGATAAGAATCGCCTAGAGATTTGAACTATCAAATATTGTGCATTCAAATCTCACGGCAGTTCTCTTGCCAGTAATATTGAATGATCAAATATTGGCACATTCAAATTTCACGGCAGTTCTCTTGCCAGTAACATTGAATAATCAAATATTAGTGTATTCAAATCTCACGGCAGTTCTCTTGCCAGTAATATATTGAATAATCAAATGTTGGCGCATTCAAATCTCTCGCCAGTTCTCTTGCCAGTAACATTGAATAATCAAATATTAGTGTATTCAAATCTCATGGCAGTTCTCTTGCCAGTAATATTGAATGATCAAATTTCACGGCAATTCTCTTGCCAGTAACATTGAATGATCAAATATTAGCGCATTCAAATCTCATGGCAGTTCTCTTGCCAGTAACATTGAACTATCAAATATTAGCGCATTCAAATCTCCAGGCAATTCTCTCGCCAGTAACATTGAATGATCAAATATTAGCGCATTCAAATCTCATGGCAGTTTTCTTGCCATCAACTTTGAATGATCAAATATTAGCGCATTCAAATCTTCCGGCAATTCTCTCGCCAGTAACATTGGACTATCAAATATTAGTACGTTCAATTTCCCGGCAATTCTCTTGCCAGTAACATTGGACTATCAAATATTTGCGCATTCAAATCTCTCGGCAATTCTCTTGCCAGTAACATTGAACTATCAAATATTGGCGCATTCAAATCTCATGGCAATTGTCTTGCCGGCAATACTGAACGATCAAATCTCCCGCCGTCGACATTGAATTATCAAATATTGGCACGTTCAAATTTTTAGGCAATCCTTTGCCATCAACTTTGAACGTTCAAATCCCTCAGCACTTTTTCCCACAATATCGAACAAAGAAATCTTCTGACAACACACCTTACAAATAAAATTGAAAAATAAAATAATGCGTACTTTCGTTTAAAAAAAGAGCAAATTTCCATGGGTAATCGACATTCGACACAAAAATTTACAATAACTATCTCTTCCAGAAACGTTAATTGCGATCGACGCTGCGAGGAAGGAGGATATGCCCATAAAATTTTCCCTTATTTTGCCATCAAGGACAGGATTGATCAAATTATCGACGAATCAATCAAAGATCATCCCACGATCATTTCTTACTGTGAAATAAACGCAGCGTCTCTTAATTTATTTAATCTAAAATTAGATCATAATTATCAAATATTATCTGGAGCATATGCACCGAATCAGATACCCGATCAGTCAATGTACTTTGTTACCGCATATAACCCAAGGATCTTATTCTTGATCGATAGTTACATGTTTTGGTTCACTGATTCTCCTACGATGCAACATACATCCATAACTCGAAAAAATGATACCGTATTAAAAGAAGCAAACGAGCAATTCGAGAAAGGTTCGTTAATTACCATCTTCAAGACAGAAAATGATTCTATCATAATTCATTCTGCTAATCATTTGGGTCTACGCGAAAAATATCAAATGATTTGCTCAAAAATGTTACATGCGCACTTAATTAGTTTATGCCGCAAATATAAAAAGGCACAGATCATCGTTTCTGGTGATTTTAATACATTTGATCATTTTGAAAACAGAACAGTTGCTCCCTTTATCGATCCAGAAAATCAATCAGAAAAATTCAAACAACATATTGATCCGAAAGTACCGTTGAGTTTCGTTAGCTATCCTTACGATACAGGATTAAAAACAGACGCTGAAACGTTGCAAAAACTCATCGATGAAAGTAAAGATTTTTTTGATGGAATCGTTGCGAGAAAGATGTTTGTTGATCACATTGTTAAGTTATATTCTGGCCCTATCACGGGATTATTAGATCATATTTTTACATTGGGAATTGATGACGCTGAATTCAAGATCGATAAAGGTCTGCTTGATATAAGTCCAGAAAATTTGACGACAGAATTTGTTCGTTGTGGAAAAGCTGGAATACCATTTATGGCGTCCGATCATTTACAAACATTGATCAAATTCCAAACGAAATAATATATTAAAAAAATTGATTTTTTTAATATATTACTTAAAGGTTAATTGCTAATTCTAAAAGAAGTCAATGGCATCGGATACTGAAACTATGATCTACACATCGACATTAAGCCCTGAATTTTTTATGGCGAGAAAGAACATGCCCGTAGAACCTATCAACAATCTAATTATCCCTAAAGTGATCATACCATCTAACCTTATCAAAAAAAGGAGACCAGAAATGAAAGATACAATGGCAATATATATTAGACAGTTGCTAAACAGCATCACTATTCATAATATCGATCAAGCAAAAAAACAATTGCTATTTGACATAGAGAATAAAGTGAAATCAGAAGAATCACTCATAGAGATAGCAACAGAGTTATTATCTAGTTTCATAGTGAGTCATAAAAACTTGGATAATTACATGCAAATCTTAAACGCTATTTGTTTGTCATCTTTTCGTATTACAAATCCCATAACCAACGAAGTTGTATCATCAAAATCGATTGGTAACATTTTTTTGGACAAATGTAGGAAGCTAATATTTGACAGTTTAACCGAAGAACATATTTCTGCGATAGCCGATAAATATAATTTGGATGATGAAGATGATTTTGATATATACAACAAAGAAAAAGAAAAGATTTTAAATTTAATCCTTTTATTGTGCCGTTTGTATAACCAACGCAATAGTGTCTATACAAAATTAACAGCGATTCATATTTATGGAGTGATCAGTAGGATATTGACGAATCACATAGCGGTGAACGAAAAAATGATTTTACTTGGTAATCCTTATGAAGGGGAATGTTTGGATGAAGATAAATATGAAATCTATCGCAGAACGTGCGCCATTTATGCAGAACAATTGTATGTCTTTTTTGTTACAGAAGGAAAGAATTTTAAGCAAGATTCAACAGAAGTTAGAGGGTTTAAATTACGCGATTTGATAACAACTTTTTACTTGGATGTCATTCCTAATTTATCAGAGTCACATATGCAATCAAAATGTAAATCTTTAGCGTTTGACTAATCCATTTTTTCATTGTATTCTTCTATATATTTCGTATATGTATAAAAATACGGCAAAACCAAAGTGAACAAATTATCAGTATTATTAACGATCCCTTCCTTTATTAGTTTCTTAATGGTTTCCAATATTTTATCGATCACTTTGTTTTTAGCAATAAAACCAGGAATGTAATCATCGAAATATGATTCATCTATCTTTTGCGCAATAGATCTGTGATGGTTCTTTAATATTTCAATATGTTCCATGATTAGTTTTTTCTTTGCCAACTCTATCGATTTCAGTAGCGCATAGATATTTTTGAAGATGATTGATTCGTTGACAATGTCAAATATTTCGACGTTGGTTTTCAAACATGCAAAAATTATCTTGACGAAGAAGGAGTATTTTTTTTTGAATTCTTTTGATTCTAAAATATTCGAGTTCTTTTTGGATGTTTTTTTGAAAACGGGCGAACTAAAATCAATATCATTTAAGGATATTGATGTGCTTGAATTATTATCGTTGTTATTGTAAAGATTGCAGATGCTAATTATTTGAGTTATATCCAAACAATCTTGGATGACATTCTTGTTATATTTTTCATTGAGAAGTTTAATGATTCCCGATGACATATTTGTTATTTCCATTTGTTTAAAGAATATGCTATTATTCTTTAAACAAATATATTTTTTAGTCTATCTAAATCACATTATCCTCCTTTACAACATTTATGTGCGTTACATAATAAGAGATCAGATAAAAAAGGATTACCTTCGTATTTCATATCTGTATTATTATAACAATGCCGTTTACTACATTGTTTGCAATCAATGAAACCATATCGAGGTTGTTTAGTATTACAGAATTCGCATATTCCGGATGCACAATCTTTGCATGCGTATTCTGTCTCACTTCTTGGTGCAAAAATACAATATCCTCCTGCTTCGTGCGGATAATATTCCTGGTGAATAGGAACATCTTTAGCATCACAATATGAACAATTTTCTACTAGTTCTCCTTCTTCAATGTTACCCATTTTTATCGTTGTGTTTGTATCAACGTGGCCCTCTAATATTTTATTTTTCAATTTTTCGAACAAAATATCGAACAATAGAATAAGTGAGATGTCAAGATTACAAAAACATAATATATACGATCCTATAGAATTTATCGACAAAATAGAACTGATAACGATTACTATGATCGGAACTTTTGCAACGTGGCGATTATTGAACGTTATTTATGACAATATTTACGAACCAATCATTGACAACATTATTAGTGAGAAAAAGACAGATGAATATTACACAAAGATCGGAAGGTATTATATTCAAATTGGAATTGTCATGAAGGAATTTATCAAATGGGTAGTGATGTTGATCTTTTTGATGCTGATTTTTAATATTATGAAACATCTTAATGACTAAAGATAGCAATAACAAAATATTTTTATTATTACTATTTATATGGTAAACTTTCAATATAATTATGGATATCGACGCCATAATCAATAGAATAATAGTTGAATATATCAGAATAATCGCATCCATTTTCTACTGCAAATTTTAACATTTTTAGATTTTTATTTTGCATAGCACTGATGCACGTCCTATTATCCCAAGGGCAGATTGCAGATTCGGTGGAGGGTAACTGACAAGATACACGGAAATTATTATAATTCCGCAGCCATTTCAAAATATCTAAGCTTTCGTGTGCGGCACATGCCGTATATATTGCTGCTGTGCATTTGCAATTATTTTCACGCAACCATATGACAATATGTAAATATTCATATCTAACTGCTTCGTACATGACCCATTTAGTTAACAGACTACCTCTTTCGTAAGCGTATTTTAAGATTTCCAAATCGCCAAATACCGCTGCGAGTTCGCATACACCTATCCATTTACAATTCCATGTTTCAAGAATTTTTATCATTTCCCAAAGCTCTGTTTTTGAACTTCTTTTTTTTTGAGAATAAAATCCATCAATAAAATCTCTCAGTAAAAAAACATCGAATGGACACTTTAACTCATACAAAAATTTCATCATCGGGATATCATAATTTTTTGCAGCTGTTTCAAACAAAGTTTTATCGAGAACAATACTATTTTTTGAACACAAAAATTGTAAACATTTCAAATTCCCAGTGGCAACAGCGTCGTGTGTCACACCATCTTGAAAAAAACTACCATGATCAAAAAACCATCGAAAAATTTTGAAACTCTTGCATCTCATGTATCTTATGCCTCTCATTTTTTTTTCCGATTCGTTAACATATCCATTATCAACCGCAAATTTGAAAAGTTTTGAATCGCTCATCTTAATAGCACCGTCACCTATACCTCTTAATAAATGAGGATTAATCGAATGTACATATTCAACCACGCCAGGATTCTGATTTTGCGCGACACAATGACCAATATTACATGAGCCACCATATTGCGTTATAATAAACTTTATCGTATCTATAGATCCATATTTTGCGGCACATTCAACCGTCTCATTTATCACTTTGTAACCTTTATCTACTAACCACAAAAACGCACCCATTTGATTCCCTCGTATTGCTGCGGCAGTTATATTTGAAGCAAATTTCCTCTTGTAACTATTGTATCCCCATTCTAAAATGTCAATATTTCCCATACTTGCTGCCCACCATACTACATAATGAACATAACGGGAACAGATTTTTAATTTTGAAATTTTTTCGATGACAGATAATTTTTTTTGGGTTACACATATTTTTACGATTTCACATTCGCACAAAACCAAATTATCAACAGTGACATAACAATCGGGAAGTTCGTAATCGTCATATAATAATTCTATTGTATATTTTGACAACGGATCATAAAATCTCCAATAATTTCTTTTTGTGATGAACCCAGTGTCGTCTATCATTTTTTGAAATGATAGTTCTAACTCTGACATATTATCCTTAAAAGTATTCGTTCGTTTACATAAACGAATAAACAATCTCTTACCGGATATCGGTAATGTTGCGAATAGATAATTAAGAACATCATTTACTAGCGTGTCCATTATAATTAAATGCTACAACAAATGATGCAAACTTTATGCATTTTTTACATCAATTTGTGGAGCATTATGACGATTAAAATTTCAATTTTTTCAATAGCGATAATAATAAAATATTATTATCGCTATTATGGCAACAAACTTAGAATATAACTGTGTATGTCAGAACCAAAATCACTCACATATCACATAAATTTTAGATAGAGACCTATTTTGACCCCAACCTTACAATTTTTAGGTAGGGACCTATTTTGACCCCAACCTCATAAATTTTAGGTAGACATATTTTGACACCAACCTCACAAATTTTAAGTATTATTTTACTACTTTATCGTTTCAAATAGATCATTTTTTGATAAGTTAATCTATGTGATTTAACAAGCCTCAATGATAAAGACAGATATTTAAGAAATTGAATTTGGCAACCGTATGTGATGATGACGTTAAACCGGGATTTTATTCGATAGGAAATGATGGTAAAAAAAAGAAATTATTTTTAAGAAAATTCAGGAGAAGTGTGTCGAGAGTAGAGATTTTATAAAAATAAGTGTATCTTTTTGGATCCAAAATCTAAAAAAGTGAAATAATTATAATCAATAAGACCATTCATTTAAAAAATATTTAGCAATCATATCTAGTTATCATGGGAAAAGATTTTTATAAAATATTAGAACTTAACAGAAGCGCATCTAACGAAGAAATCAAAAGAGCCTACAAAAAAATGGCACTAAAATATCATCCAGATAAAAACAAATCGCCAGAAGCTGTTGAAATGTTTCAGTTAGTCAATCAAGCGAACGAAATTTTGTCGAATTCTGAAAAGAAAGAAATGTATGATAAATTCGGTGAAGCAGGATTGGAGAATATGGACATGCGAAATCAAAATCCTTTCCCTTTCAATATGAATCCGTTTGCAAATATGCATCGTCATAATTATGTAGAAGAAATGACTCATACGGTTACGTTGACAGAAATTTTTACACAAACTCAAACATCTATCAAAATTAAACACTTAAAAAACTGTGACATTTGTGATGCTACTGGATTTACCGATAAAAAAAATCATCTGTGTAAGATGTGTAATGGTAACGGGACTATTTTTGAGACGATCAGACTATCACACAATATGGTTGGGCAGCAAACAGTTTTATGTCGTGGATGTATGGGTAGGAAAATAGATATGAACTCTGCACATATGTCTTGTCACACATGTAATGGCAGTGGTAATGTCAACGCTGTAGAATCGGTCAGGATAGATTTGTCGCCTAATTTAGTAAGAAATCCGGTTATTTTTGTGAAAGGAAAATGGAAGATGCAGAATGGTCAAGTGCCTGACTTTCAAGTTTTGATTAACATTGAATATCCAGATAATTTCTCATTGTCGGCTGATAAAAAATTATCGTATAAGCAACAGATCAGTTTGGCTGAATCATTATGCGGATTTACTAAAGTAATACATCATCCTAGCGGTAAAAAAATATTGTTAGAATCAGAACCTGGCAACATAGTTGATCCATATGTTACATATAAAATATCCAATTGGGGCTTTCAATGTGGTGAGATGAATATGAATATCCCAGCACAAGATGAAAATTATATGCATCTGGAATTTATCATCAACTATCCAGCTAATCTTACGATGGCTTTTCCAAACAATGCTAAAATGTCCTATAAAAATATAAGAATAGCGTTAGGTGGAGTAGTTGCTAACGAAACTGATGATGATGTCGCAGAAACAATAAATATCAGCAAATTGGCGATGATAGATCCACCAATACCAGAAGATAGGCCTGAATTTGCAGAACATCCGCCTGGGTGTACACAACAATAGATATGTTTAATAACCTATTAAGCATATCTTTTTTCCATAAAATTGTTATCAATAATGCGAATATCATCGTCATCTAAATCAATATAATAGTTTTGAATATTGCAGAGTTTGGGCATCGTCATGTATTTTTTAGGCAAATACATCGACATAATTTGACAGAATGTTTTGATATCATACACAAAATTATCCATAAATATGTTTATCATGATACTATATTCATCATAGTCTGCAAATGATTCTGGGATTAATATGCGAGGATCCATAAACGCAAAGATACCCTTATCGAAAATAAATTCGTTCCTCAAATAATTTTCTTTAATCTTTTGCCAATTGTTATTTTTAATGTTTACAAAATCACTTTTTGGAATGTTTTGTAATGCAGAATTTGTATAAATGTCATACCTACTGTAATTAAATATATATCGTTCAAGATCAATAAATTGCACCATCTTCCCCGCCGGCATATAAAAGTGATAATCACATCCGTTGCATTTGATCTTATAATGCCGACAATAATCAACAGTAACATATGCAATATTATCGAAATGATCATCTGTGAAAATTATCTTGCCAATATATGCTGCAACCAATTTGCCATACATATATTCAAAAAAGAATGATAAATTTATTTTTTTGACATTCAAAGATTCAATCAATTCCTTACGTTTGCGAATATTTACTTGATTCGTAATCACTTTTTTTACAACGTTAATGGCATACATATTTTTATTTTGCGCATTTACTAATTTATGATGGGTAATTGCAAGCTGACGTTGTGTGCTATTCGACATTAATTTTTTCCCAACAACATCACTCAAGTTATGAATCTTTTTATTAATTGATTTGATTTCGACCATTAAGTTACCCAATGTTCCTTCGATTTCAAGCATCACAAAACAACCATACAGGGCAGCCATTTGATTAGTGTCGTTTTGTAATACTTTTTCAAACCATTTTTTATTATTTTTGGGATTGACAGAAACACTATTGATATATTTGTATTTGATATTATTAGTCAGTCTAATGGGTAATCCTCTTGAAATATAACATCCTATCATACAACTGAACGCAGGAGTGTACTTTGATAACTTTTGTTTTCCGAAAAGTATCATCCAGGCTTCTTTAAAAAACAATGCGCATAATGGGGATTCTATGTACGTTTTGATAAATTCTTTAGTATGAAATCGATAATGATGAAATATTTGTAGCGGAAATACTTTGATGATAGTTGGGGTATCGCGTAGTGTTTTGAACAATATAGATGATGAAACGACCCCACTTTTAAAAAAAATAGCGTCATGTTTATGTTCCACGATTTTAAAATACGTAGCGAGTCTGTTACTATTGATTAGTTGTCGCAGATGTTGCATATTTTCTTCCGTAAATATTTTGTTTCCTAATGGAAAGTACGTTTTTATTGTATTTTGAATACGCGTTTCAATGTTGTTAGTTACCGATATGCGCTCTCTATCAAGAACAAAATTCTTTAGCGTATTATCATCTTCTGCTAGAGATTTATTTCTATCTGGACCAGTATTATCGATACTGATCACAAAATTAGCATACATTTGCAAGTCATAGTAATGATAGTTAATCATATCTACGATTATGTCCGCAATATACATGCAATCATTTTTTCCAATTTTAACATTCATTATATTAAGCCAATATAATAAATGTTTCATGCACCGCATCAAATATATCTTATGATGAAAAAGTTATCACGTTAGATACTATTTCGTTTGTATTTCCAATAAAATCAGTTTTGTTATAATGATTGATTCCACACTCTTTCCAAATAATGTGTGAATTATCTGTGTTGCAAATGATAATTGCATCTTTTGCTTTAAAAAAACGTAATAATGATATCATATTATATTTGTTGATAGATTGGTGATATATTATCAGTGTATTTTGATCTTCGTCTACCGCGATCACTATCATTCCAGTATCATCATCTTTTTGTTCGTCTAACAAAATGCGCCCATTTGTCATCAACCTCTCCCCCTGGATACATTGCACATTCATCCCCACCGATTTATATGATACTAAATCTGCCCCAGTCATTATTTTTATTAGACGATGATTATCGATTACTAAATATGATGCGTCTGGAATAGGTAATGCACCACGAAGAACATTAGTTCCATCCAAAGATTTGCCTGAATAATAATTTTTGGGTACTTTTGTCAATGGATCAATGTTAAAATTTCCTTCGATTATGATGCCGTGGGTGCTTAACTTATCATAAATTTCGATCATTTGAAACTTACAACAGAATAGATTTATTAATGAACGGGTCGTTGAAAAAATGTACGACACGACCATTTTTGTATTTTTATTTATTTTGAGGGGACGGTCTATGATGCATTTTCTGTAAATATTTTGCATAAATTTATTGTCAAACATTTTGATTACGACAATTTGTTTATTCTTCTCATGATTCAATGTTCTGATAGAACAATTTTTTACCAAACGCGCACTTTCTAAAAAATAATCTACAGAATATGATTGTAATTTTTCTGACATTATATGTATATTATATACATATAATATTATATCTATTGTGGCCGGATTATGCTCATTATCACGTTATCGAACGAGAATCCTTCGGTGACACGGACCGTTATGAGACGTCTTGTTGCGATTGGGAAACCTTCGTCGTCTACAGCTGCCGGAATGTTGAACATCGATGATCCAGTTGTGCAGGTTCGATAATAGGTACCATCTGGTCCGGTGACATATGGACCACCATAAACTGCGAAATTGGTTGGCGGTACTGGCGGTAATGCAGTGTCGACACATATGTCTGACCAAGTAAGATCCAAAGTTGTGATCACGACTTCATCCATTGTAGTATTTTGAAAAACAACTATTTCTACAACTGCAGGTTGCGCACTAACATTGCCAGAACCTTGTAAATAATTAATCGAACCATCTGGTGTAGCAGTTGTTCCTGTTTCAGTACTTATTTTTAATAAAGGGACAAATGTAATTTGATATACGTGCGCATCATACGGCAACATAAATGCTACTCCACCATTCTGAATTGGAATAACATCTCTGGCAACACAATCCTTGGGATCACAGCTTTTAATGTCAGAAGGATATTTTGTGACGTCGCCAGTGACAGGAGTAGGATCAATTGCATCTGGGTCAACAACGTTGTAGTAGATAGGTTGATCTACTGGAGCTACAACTGGTGGGTATTTGAAGACAATCTTTTTATTGTATTTGCATCGCCTTTTTTCGCAATCAGAAGAACTTGATGATGAGGAGGAACTTGAACACGATGAAGAAGAGCTGGAACATTTCTTATGACATCGTTTTTTGGAACATCCATGGCGGCTGCTTGAATGATGGTCAGAATCACGATGGTGTCTAGAACTTGAGCCGTGAGAACTATAGTTTCTAGAACTTGATGATCTCGCGTTTGATTTAGAACCAGACGATCTTGCATTTGATTTAGAACCAGATGATCTTGCATTTGATTTAGAACCTGACGATCGTACACTTGATCTGGAGCTTGATCGTGATGTTGATCGACTAGAACTTGATTTACGCGATGATTTAGAACTTGATCTTGATTTAGATTTAGATTTAGATTTAGATTTAGAATTACGTCTGTTTTCTTTTTCGATGGCGCGAGATTGCATAATAGCTTGTGCTTTTCGCATCGATGACGCATGGGCATCTGCAATAACACTTTGGGCCATACCACCGCTGCCGCCGCTGCCACCCATTGTACGTGAACTCATTGGGATACCATTTTGGTAGACAGTACGTGTTGCTCCTCCACCAAGTTGTTTTTGACTGGCCAAACGTCCATTTTGGAATGTAGATCGCATAGTTGGAAGTGTTGCTTGTCTGGCCCCGAATGTAGCTGTTCTTGCCATTCCCGCACTCATAATTCTCCCACCGCCACTGACTCTAGCAAGACTACCTGTTCTTGCTGTCGCAGAAAATCTAGCAGCAGTTGTTCCTCTCGCATTTGGCGCACCTACTCCGGGTATAAATGCAGCTTGAGGGGCAACATCATAATTAACCTGGACTCCATTAACAAAGTCTTCATTTTCCTGTTGTAATAAAAAATCATCTACCTCGTTACCCGTTGCTATTCCGCCTGTCATAACATCTGTCTCATCGTCTGCTCTCTTTTCTTCTGTAATTGTGGTTATGGTTCCATTTGCATTTAAAACGTTCTTTCCGAGACCTTGGTATCCAAATACGTCTAAAATAATAGGTTCGAAAAATTCGCTCGAAGAACTCGAACAGCTGGATGAAGAACTGCAACAACTTGATGAGGAACAACAACTTGAAGAAGAGGAGCTAGAACAACAAACTGTTATTTTTGTACAACGAGGTTCACACGGATCACATGGATTTTGTTGTATACAGCAAACCGGTTTGGAACAACATTTCTTTTCTTCACAGCGTTTTAAAACTTTGCAACATTTCTTTTTCTCACCGCAACATTTCTTTTGCTTACAACATTTTTTATCTGCTTTGCAATCGAGTCTACATTCTTGATTATTTAGCGTGACTGCTTGCTTAACTAATGCACAATTGAGATCATCAATTTCTTCTTCGACGCAGTTCACTCTACCGACTAGAGTGTTTTGACCGCAACATCCTCCGACGCGACCAGATCGAGGATATCGTCCGTCGCTGTTTGCTGAATCGTAATTATCTGTACGATACGAATCCATTTTTCTACGAATGCGTCTTATACCAGTACTCATCTCTATATTATATCTATAGATATAATTTAGAGATTTTTTGAAATATTATCTGTAAGATATCAAAGATTTTCCGAATTATTTGTCGGTAACTCTTCTGGTTTGATTAATCCTGAATCAACCATATCATGCAAAATTTTATCGCAAAGTTCTTGACCTTCTTCTGCTTCTTTCTGATGTTTCCGATAAAATTCTATATAGTCTCCCTTGTTTTCATCAAAATCTTTCGAATTATACGCTAAATTTTTGATAAACGACTTATTATATTCAAACGCATCTTTATGGTTACTGTAATTATCAATATGGAATTCTATCTTTAGTTCTTTATTGATCTGTTTCTTTTCTTCTTTTTTCACGTTCACTTCTTTTTCGAATCTATTTTTGTCTCTATCAACGGGGGTCACTGTATGTACAATTAAATCCGCTTCTTTGATTTTATCCCACGGTTTTTTGATTATTTTGTCTTTAATTATATTTTTGTAAGGATCATTTGTAATCTCAAACGATTCCGTATTCTGTTTATTCTCGCGCTCTTTCAAATTCGTAATCACATCTTTGTTTTCTTTCTCGATTTTTTGCGGTTTAAGCATCTCTTCTATGATGTTGTTTTTCTTTGCGTTTTTTTTATTAGAAGGCAATCTGACTGATTTTTCGGGACGGTTATTAATTTGTTGCTGAAACGCTGGAACATTTTGTTGCACGTGATTGTGTTGTCTGATAAAATCATTTAGGTGATTTGAAATATGTGGATTTTGATTGATCAATTGGTTTGATTGAAAATGTACCGTGTTAGGATTTTGTGTAGCGTAACCATTAAAACGATTTATTAACGGATTGGTATTGATTAATTGAGAATTCATAAAAGATATTATTTGGCTTGGTATTTTGCGCAGTTGTTTAAGCGTATTATTTTATATATTTATCAAATCAAGATGGATGATTTGATAAAATAGGTTATTGGTCGTCTAAGTCTGCGAAGTGGGAAAAACATGTACTTGAGATAAGTTTATTATCGAACATATTACGTTTTTCAATTAGGGCGCAATATTCTTTGTTTGATGAATCCCAGCGCTCGTTTTTATAAACTTTTTCGGTGAACTGCGGTACAACTCGAGGTACCATAGCCAATATGATTTCTTTTTCCAGAGTTTCCATAATATTCATATATTCATTTATGTTCACTGCAGAATCGTAGTCAGAATACGGTAACATACAATTATTGCTGTAAATAACATTGTTTGTGTTGATATGCGCAGTTACCAAATATATTATATTAAATAGCTCCTGTTTATCTTCAATTGTCAGATGATTGTCACTTTTGATTTCTTTGTTGAATAGATTAAAAGTGGCATAGGTAGACTCGGAACATAATGGTTGCATTCCCGCACTTGTATATGCAAGTTCGTGTGCGTCGCCAAGATCATTTGAATTGACCAATAAATTATCAAGATATCCTGGACCTAAAAAGCCACCGTACGAATGGTACTTCTCTGCTTCACTAATATCAAAAGGAATCTCTTCTGTTTTATGAAGTCGGTAAAAATCATCTTCGTGTGTCTTTTGCTTTCTAAAGTAGAGCCCATGTTTTAATTTTTTATGCTGTCCTACATGCGTGTGCGCCATTGTCATCAAATTTATAAATTCTTTGACGATACGTGGATGATAATTCGAGAGTTTCATTATTTTTTGATCAACAGTTTCATTATTATTGCGATTATGCATAAGATGAGGGAAGTGATCATCATGATTATGCATGAGACGAGGGAAGTAATCATCATGATTATTCGTTCCTTGAATGTCAAAATCGCCATCTATATTGATCATCCTCTGAGAATAAATACTTTGGGTATAACTATCTCTTTGCAATTTTTTAACACGATCATCAAAATCTTCGTAGTTCATCATTTTATCAGGACTAAGAATATCCCCAAAATCTAATTGCGCGAAATCTTTGTCGTTTATCATTTCATCAAGACTAAGAATAGGAATTTCACGCATCCCAATATCTAATTGCACATCATCTGTCTTTTTTTTCGGATCAAAAATAGATTGAATATATGCTGCTCTATCAACAAAATATTGCTCCACGTTAGATATAGCACTATCGATTGTATTTTCGCCGCCATAATTTTTGCATATTGTTATGAAGGCCGGCGGACGAAAAGACGTCGGAACTCTGAATTCCTTTCCGTTATCAGGTTCGAGCAATGACGCAATACAATTAAAATTTTTGGTTATCTTTTGATATATTATTTTATCTGCTAATATATTCATAAAATCGTCATTTAAGGGATGATGCGTCGTATCAGTCAAATAAATAGTCTGACATCTATTGAGCGCTGCTATAAATGGATGATGCCGATTATATGATTCGCAAAATTCGTTCGCAATTATTGTCCGCGTCAGATCTAGCGTTTGACATTCTAAGTCGCCAAAATATTCATAGTTCAAGAAGAAACATCCTGTCATAGTGAGGCTTAACCAATAGTTTTTGGTATTGATGAATGCCCCGGTTATGTTAGGACAATATGATATATCGAGAGTATGACAGTTTGGTATAAGATCAATGAATCTGTCAGTTAAGTTATAACAATGTTGTAATATTAACGTGTCGCAGTATGATATGTTACCTATAAAATCGTCAGTGATCATTGTGTTACTCATATCTACTTTGCAAAGAGTTTTTGAATTTAGGATATAGTACAAATTGTGACAGCTGAGATATCTTAGATCGATTATTGATGGATATGACATGTTATGAATCATTTTATGTAATAAATTGTTAGTTTGGCATATTGAAAACAACTCTTTGCCATCTAGGTATTTACAAATTTGTATGATGATTTCTGGAATAGAGAAAATAGACATGATTTGTTATACGATTATTATTTATATTTCTAATCGTTATTAAAACGAAAAAATAATTTGATAAATATATATTATAATTATCAAAGTATTAGCCTTTCTTCTGTTTGTGTTTCTTGGTAAAGTTTTTTTAGCCAGGTTTGGAAGTTATAAAAGTTCATGATATCATCCTCATCCATGTCGAATATTTTGCGTATTTCTTTGTTTGGAATGATTTCCTTTTCTTTGCCACACATATTGTGATCCCTAAAATATTGGTACATCAAACTAGTAACAGTTGATCGTGGCAAATGGGTATCATCAATATCTAATAGTTTGCGGATTTTTTCAGGGACAGGTTGTGGTTTATTAAATCCAGAGTTCTTTCCTGATTTTTTATCGGATTGGTCACGAGCCTTTTTAATTTCCTTTTTGTGTAGCGTTTTGAGTTCTTTTAGTTCAAACATTAATTTTTTCTGTTGAATATAATTTTCTTGCAATGATTGAATGATATCGTTTATTTTATCTTCGACATCAACCGATTCTTCCTTTTTTTTGTTTGTTTTTTTTGTTGGTTTGCTTTCGGAGCCGAATAGGGTGATAGGATCTTCTGTTTTTTTAGTTTTGCGAGATGTTTTGCTGCCGGATATATTCGAAGATTGAACTTTAGTTTTTCGAGAGGACATCTTGATATATATAACATAACATTAAATTTTTAAATGCAAAATGCTCTGGTAAAAAAATAATTTTTAAAAAAGCTATACAAATTGCGAAAATATATTTTGAATATATTAATTTTTCGTTCGTTAACAAAAAACTAATATAAAGTGGATATAATCATATAATATCAATAATGAACGACCACATCTTCGCAACGCCTATGAATAGTTCTTACGAATTTGACCAAAAAGAATTAGATATATTGGAGAATAATAAAAAATTTTATATGTTTGATTCAAAATACTTAGATACTTTGTTGAGTATCATAAATGGAGAATCAATTGTTTCCATTCGAATTTTAGACTGGTTCATCTCTAACTTCTCTAAAAAAAATGATACTTGTTACAAAATCAAAATAAATGGTAAAATCAGTTATTTTAATGTTTTCAATGAATATAATAATCAATTAATAGGATACAGCAAATTATATTTTGATCCATTTTGTCGTAAGGCAAGAAAAATAACATGCCATTATAAAACAGACAACCGTAACGTCAAATTTATCACTTCGATCGGCCAATTAAATTACTTCAAATGGGCTATCAAACACAAAATAATCATGTATGTAACGGATAACATTGACGAGATAGAGAATGATATGAAGAAGACCTTAAAAGAGAATAAACAAAGAAAAATTGAATTAGCTAACATGGAAATACCTAATTTGATTCAGGAAGAGTCGCCAGATTTAACGACTCCAGATCCAGAAATATGTGTATCCGATAATATCAAAAGTTTTCGTATTTCATCAAAGAAAAGTTCATCATCTATTCGAACAGATTCTGAAACTAGACGTAGACGCCAACAATTATCAACATCTGTATATGATCATGGTATTAAAAAATCGCATATTCCGATCAGGTTAGATTTTGATTAATCGCTACTTGCCTCGCTGAATTCTTCGTCTGATTCAACAACTACATGTTTTTTCTTTTGTTGTTGAAACTTCTTATGCGATATCAATTCCACTTTTAACGATTGGTGTGCGTTATTTTGAGGAGCTTCATCAGTTAATAAATCAAATTCGTTTTCATTTGGAGGATCAGCAAATGTAACCTTTTTTTTGGGTAGTGCGGGAATTTGTGGAAATTCCTTTTTGACTTGTACTACTTTTTTAGATCGCAATGGTTCGATTTGGATTTCTACTTCTGGGATTCTATTATTAATTTTAACTTTTGTGATCTTATCGACGGAAGATTCTGATGCATGCAAGTTTAGAACATCATCAGAAGATGATTCACTACTCGAATCAAATACATACTCATTGGTTATCTTTTCTTTGTGTTGTTTGACCATTACTTTTTTAACGATACAAGCCAGTCCCAATCTTTCGCCATCTATCCATATATTTGGAATTTCAACAATAAATTTAACGAAATCTTTTTCCTTTAAATTTTTTGGATTAAATATATCACCATCTTCGGAAACAAGCATATCTTTATCGAGTTCTACTGGCCATTTTATATAAAACATGTTTTTATTCAAGTCTGATTCGCGAATGAGAGATTTGAAGGTGATTTCTTTTTGACCGAACCATTTGACACAGCTTTTACCTACTTGTGCGCAGATATTTGACTCTATCGCTTCTATAAATTGATAAAATGTATCAACTTTAGATTTTGAGTTTCCGCTGAATAAAGTATCCAGTTGATGTATTCCGGGATATGCTGTAGGACGTATTTTATCTGTTGTCATTTCTAAAAATGGAGTTTGAAAAACAAAAGGTTCTTGATCATATACGATCGGTACCTTTTTATTTTTTTTGGTCACTAGCAACTTGATTTTTTTTTGATCGACATCAGATATTTTGAGGGCCTTAATGCGTTGTGTTTCCATTAATAGAGTTCGATAACATAACAGTTTTATTAACTTTAACGAATTAATTATAATTAATTCGTTAAATTAAGCTATCTCTTCTTTGTTTTAACTGAAACAACTTCTTCTTCGCTTTCAGTAGCTTTCTTTTTACCTTTTTTAGGTTTCTTTGTGACTTCTTCCTCACTTTCTGTAGCGTTTTTCTTTTTCTTCTTAGGTTTCTTCTCTTCTTCCTCGCTACCTGTTTTCTTCTTAGGTTTTTTAGGAGATACCTCATCTTCGCTACCTTTCTTAGATTTTTTTGGCGCTTCTTCGGATTCTTCTTTATCTTTTTCTTCGTTTGATTCAGAAGATTCGTCAGGAATAAAGTCGCATTGTGATAGATCAGGACCCTTGCTGATTCCTGGAACATATTCAACAACCATCAATTTGAATCCGATACCATACAACTTCATTTTTGATCCTGGTGCAGCCGTTTTATTGGCCCAGAGTTTGTTATATGTGAACAACAATCTTACTTTTGATCGTAAAGTTATTGCCGCAGCGACATCTTTAACCTCTTTAGCTACGATTTGAGTCTTGCCATCATCAGTTATTTTGATAAGTTTGGTCAAATTAACCCACTCTTCTTTATCTTTAATAACATTCAATTTCATTTTGACGCTATCATGTTTGACAAATTTTGGCTTCTCTGGGTCTACCGGAGCATCATCTCCATCTTCGTTTGTATTAATTTTGATACAAGGTGAAAATTGATATTGTTTAGCCTTACCTTTAAATATTTTTTCTCTCATTTCGTTTGATCCAAAGTATGCTTCAACTTTCTCAAGATGTTTTCTCAAATCTCTGCATGCTTCTTGTTTATCATCTAACGGAATATTAACGAAAGCTCTTTTATCATCAGTTGGCCAAAATTGTGGATGAATGGGCGGGATTCCTCCTGATGTCATTTCTATTTGACCAGTTTGAAGCAATACTTTTGTCTTTGTTTTGAGCCTTTGATTATCATAGTTGATGTATGAAATACCTTGTGGACCTTTTTCGTCCAGTGGAGACACTAATATATTCTCAAAATCAATATTCTTGTAACGATATACTGGATTTTGTTCGGTAGTTTTTGAAGCCTGCTTTTTACTGTCCATTATGAATTGATGATTTACTATGGAGAAAGCTTTTTAAATGGCAGTTAAAAAATCAATTTTTTTTTTAATTTATATTTTTTATATCATTTTGGCTGAAAAAAAATTGATTCAAAAAATAGTCATTAATATGGCCCTGCTGCTTCATAATCAGTCATAGACCCCATATTTTGTATGTTATATTCAATGTGTTATTAACGTTGAACGCAATGTTGCCGTAAAGGATTGTATTTGCTGGAGATTTGCATGTCATATTCAATGGATATTGAATGTTGAATGCAATGTCACTGTAAAAGCTGAACGGAATATTACTGCAAAGGATAGTATTTGCAGGAAATTTGATGTCATATTCAATGAACTATTAAAAATGCCGCAAAGAATTACATTTGCTGAAGATTTGCGTGTCATATTCAATGGATCTTGAACGTTGAATGCAATATTGCTGCAAAGAACTTGATTTGCAGAAGATTTGTGTGTCATATCCAATGGATCTTGAATGTTGAATGCAATGTTGCTGCAAAGAACTTGATTTGCTGGAGATTTGCATGTCATATTCAATAGATCTTGAATGTTTAACACAAAGAACTTGATTTGCTGAAGATTTGCATGTCAAATTCAATGGATCTTGAATGTTGAATGCAATGTTGCCGCAAAGAACTCGATTTGCGGAAGATTTGCATGTCAAATTCAATGGATCTTGAATGTTGAATGCAAAGAACTTGATTTGCTGAAGATTTGCATGTCATATTCAATGAATTTTGAATTTTGAATGCAATGTTGCCGCAAAGAACTTGATTTACTGAAGATTTGCACGTCATATTCAATGGATCTTGAATGTTGAATGCAATGTTGCCGCAAAGAACTTGATTTGCTGAAGATTTGCATGTCATATTTAATGGATCTTGAACGTTGAATGCAATGTTGCCGCAAAGAACTTGATTT